CGCATACGAGGATGGCGGCTGGTTCGAATACGACCCCGCCACCGGGCGCTGGATTATTCGCGGCGTGAAAACCGTTAAACGCTGCCTGGTAGGGGCAGTGCTGGCGATTGCCGCCACCCTGCCGGGCTTTCAGCAACTTCATACCTCAGTGGAAGGGTTGAAGCTGATAGCCGATTACGAGGGCTGCCGCCTGCAGCCGTATCAGTGTGATGCGGGGGTGTGGACCGATGGCATTGGCAATACTTCCGGCGTGGTGCCGGGGAAGACCATCACGGAACGGCAGGCCGCAGGGAGTTTCATCACCAACGTTTTAAGGGTGGAGAAGGCACTGGATCGCTGTGTCCTGGTGAGTGTACCGCAGAACGTCTATGACGCGCTGGTATCGCTGGCCTTCAACGTGGGAACCGGCAATGCCTGTGGTTCAACCATGGTGAAGTTTATCAATCAGAAGCGCTGGCGCGATGCCTGCTATCAATTGCCACGCTGGGTATACGTCAAAGGCGTATTTAATCCGGGGCTGGACAACCGCCGCGCGCGGGAGCTGGCCTGGTGCTTAAAAGGAGCATAACGAAATGAAGAAGAAATTTATCAGTGGGTTGCTTTCTGTGCTGTACGCGGCGTTGATGATTTTTAGTCTCTTTGTCCCAAACGGCATGGCCTCGGCGCTGGTCACCGCATTGACCTGGGTCGCCTGTTTGCTGGTCTGGGTGGCGGTACTGCTTTGCCTGGCTGGGTGGTATGCGGGTGGAATTCATCGGGAAGAGGCAACACAGGCGCTGACCCGCTTTTTCAGTACGCCAGGAAACCAGGCGATCAGATGGGCCAGGCGTTCGCTGCTTGTGATTTTTCTCGCCTTTACGGGCCACGTCATCACCCTCGCATTTTATCTGCTGACGCTGGTCGCGCTTAAGGTTCTGCGTGCGCAGGTTGTTGATGCGGAGCCGGTGACAGTATGACGCGCGCGCTGGCGGTAATTCTTGCGCTCGTACTGGCGGCGCTGGGCTGGCAGTCATGGCGACTGAATGAGGCCAGCCACACCATCGATCAGCAAGGCGGGGACCTGAAAACGGCGGGCGACAAACTGGCAAAAACGAACAGCCAGCTGATCGCCCTGTCCATCCTGTCCGAAACCAACAACCGGGAGCAGGCGCGGCTTTACGCGGCGGCAGAAAGTACAAACGCGCTGTTGCGAAGCCGTCAGCGCCGGATTGAGGAGCTAAAACGTGAAAACGAGGATTTGCGCCGCTGGGCTGGTACTCCTTTGCCTCCTGACATTATCAGGATGCGCGAACGTCCGGCCCTCGCCGGAGGTGCAGCTTACCGTGAATGGTTGTCCCAGGGTGACGCAGTGCCGCCTGGAAAAGTCGGCGGCACGCACTAACGGTGAGCTGCTGACCGCGCTGGATGAAGCGGAGGCGGCCTGGGCGGTCTGCGCCGATAAAGTGGACACGATAATTTCCTGTCAGGAGCGAAACAGTGAACAAGCCTCAATCCTTACGCCGCGCCCTGAATAGCGCGGTGCCATATGTCCGCGATAACCCGGACAAGCTGCATTTATTCGTGGATAACGGATCGGTGGTGGCAACCGGGGCAGCGTCACTTTCATGGGAATATCGTTACACCCTGAATGTGGTGATTGTGGATTTCAGCGGCGATCAGGGGTTATTGATGGCGCCGGTGGTGGCCTGGCTCATGGATAATCAGCCGGATGCCATTCATAACCCGGAACTGCGGGAAAAGTTGCTTTCCTTTGAAGTCGATATTTTGCGCAATGATATCTGTGATATCAGCCTGAACCTGCAACTGACAGAGCGTGTGATAGTCAGCGCTGACGGTGACGTGTCCAGCGTCGAAGCGGTGCCGGAACCGGACGAACCGGACGAAATGTGGGCGGTGAGCCGTGGCTGAACTGCAGGAAGTTGACGCCTGGTTAGATGCGTTGCTGGCGGAACTGGAGCCTGCCGCACGTAAGCGCATGATGCGGGATCTGGCACAGCAGCTGCGCCGCAGCCAGCAGAAAAATATCAGGATGCAGCGCAACCCGGACGGGACGGCTTACGAGCCGCGTCGCGTGACGGCCAGAACGAAGCAGGGCCGCATCCGTCGGCAGATGTTTGCAAAACTCCGCACAACAAAATACCTGAAAGCCGTCGCCAGCCAGGACTCGGCAAGCGTCGAGTTTGAGAGCCGTGTGCAGCGCATAGCCCGCGTGCATCACTATGGCTTGCGTGATCGGGTCAGCCGTAAAGGGCCGGAAGTCAAATATGCAGAGCGCCGGTTGCTCGGCATCAATGATGAATCAGAAGACATTACGCGAGACGTCTTACTGCGTTGGTTGTCACAGTGATTTTGTGTCAGGGATGACACAACCCGCCACGCTGCCGCACTCCCTCCGCGCGTGGCAATCTTGCCTTCATGAATACGCAATTAACCGAAATCATGCGCCTTATCACCAATCTGATCCGCACCGGCATTGTGACCGAAGTGGACCGGGACGGCTGGCTGTGCCGGGTGAAAACGGGCGACCTCGAAACCAACTGGATTAACTGGCTGACCTACCGTGCAGGTAAATCACGCACCTGGTGGTGCCCGTCTCCAGGGGAGCAGGTGGTGCTGTTCAGCCTGGGCGGCAATCTGGAAACAGCCTTTGCGCTTCCGGCCATCTACTCCAACGCCTGCCCGCCGCCGTCAGACTCTGAAAGTGCGGACGTGACCGCATACGAGGATGGCGGCTGGTTCGAATACGACCCCGCCACCGGGCGCTGGATTATTCGCGGCGTGAAAACCGTTAAACGCTGCCTGGTAGGGGCGGTGCTGGCGATTGCCGCCACCCTGCCGGGCTTTCAGCAACTTCATACCTCAGTGGAAGGGTTGAAGCTGATAGCCGATTACGAGGGCTGCCGCCTGCGGCCGTATCAGTGTGATGCGGGGGTGTGGACCGATGGCATTGGCAATACGTCCGGCGTGGTGCCGGGGAAGACCATCACGGAACGGCAGGCCGCCGGGAGTTTCATCACCAACGTTTTAAGGGTGGAGAAGGCGCTGGATCGCTGTGTCCTGGTGAGCGTACCGCAGAACGTCTATGACGCGCTGGTATCGCTGGCCTTCAACGTGGGAACCGGCAATGCCTGCGGTTCAACCATGGTGAAGTTTATCAATCAGAAGCGCTGGCGCGATGCCTGCTATCAGTTGCCGCGCTGGGTATACGTCAAAGGCGTATTTAATCCGGGGCTGGACAACCGACGCGCGCGGGAGCTGTCCTGGTGCTTAAAAGGAGCGTAACGAAATGAAAAAGAAACTGATCGGTGGGTTATTTTCGGTGCTGTACACGGCGCTGATGATTTTTAGTCTCTTTGTTCCAAACAGTATTGTTCCGGCACTGGTTACAGCCTTGACCTGGGTAGCCTGCCTGCTGAGCTGGGGAGCAGTGCTACTTTGCATGGCTGGGTGGTATGCGGGCGGCACACATCGGGGAGAGGCAAAGCAGGCGCTGACGCGCTTTTTCAGTACGCCAGGAAACCAGGTGATCAGATGGGCAAGGTGTTCACTGCTTGTGATTTTTCTCACCTTTACGGGCCACGTTGTCACCCTGGTATTTTATCTGCTGACGCTGGTCGCGCTTAAGGTTCTGCGTGCGCAGATTATTGATGCGGAGCCGGTGACGGTATGACGAAGGCGCTGGCGGTAATTCTGGCGCTGGTAGTGCTGGCGCTTGGCTGGCAGTCATGGCGGATGAAGGAGGCCAGCCAGACCATCGAGCGGCAAGGGCGGGATCTGAAAACGACAGGCGAAAAACTGGCAAAAACGAACAGCCAGCTGATCGCCCTGTCCATCCTGTCCGAAACCAATAACCGGGAACAGGCAATGCTTTACGCGGCGGCAGAAAGTACAAACGCGCTGCTGCGAAACCGTCAGCGCAGAATTGAGGAGTTAACACGTGAAAATGAGGATTTACGCCGCTGGGCTGACACTCTTCTGCCTGCTGACATTATCAGGATGCGCGAACGTCCAGCCCTCGCCGGAGGTGCTGCTTACCGTGAATGGTTGTCCCAGGGTGACGCAGTGCCGCCTGGAAAAGTCGGCGGCACGCACTAACGGTGATCTGCTGACCGTGCTGGATGAAACAGAGGCGGCCTGGGCGGTCTGCGCTGACAAAGTGGACACGATAATTTCCTGTCAGGAGCGAAACAGTGAACAAGCCTCAATCCTTACGCCGCGCCCTGAATAACGCGGTGCCATATGTCCGTGATAACCCGGATAAGCTGCATTTGTTCGTTGATAACGGATCGGTGGTGGCAACCGGGGCAGCGTCACTTTCATGGGAATATCGTTACACCCTGAATGTGGTGATTGTGGATTTCAGCGGCGATCAGGGGTTATTGATGGCGCCGGTGGTGGCCTGGCTCATGGAGAATCAGCCGGATGCCATTCATAACCCGGAACTGCGGGAAAAGTTGCTTTCCTTTGAAGTCGATATTTTGCGCAATGATATCTGTGATATCAGCCTGAATCTGCAACTGACAGAGCGTGTGATAGTCAGTGCTGACGGTGACGTGTCCAGCGTCGAAGCAGTGCCGGAACCGGACGAACCGGACGAAATGTGGGCGGTGAGCCGTGGCTGAGCTGCAGGAAGTTGACGCCTGGTTAGATGCGCTCTTGACGGGTCTGGAGCCTGCCGCACATAAGCGCATGATGCGGGATCTGGCACAGCAGCTGCGCCGCAGCCAGCAGAAAAATATCAGGATGCAGCGCAACCCGGACGGGACGGCTTACGAGCCGCGTCGCGTGACGGCCAGAACGAAACAGGGCCGCATCCGTCGGCAGATGTTTGCAAAACTCCGCACAACAAAATACCTGAAAGCCGTCGCCAGCCAGGACTCGGCAAGCGTCGAGTTTGAGAGCCGGGTGCAGCGCATAGCCCGTGTTCATCATTATGGCCTGCGTGAACGCGTCAGTCGGAAAGGACCGGCGATTATTTATCCGCATCGAAGATTACTAGGATCCAATCCTCATGTTATTGAATTAATCCACAATAATTTATATAGATGGTTATTCAATTAATTTTCATTTTTTAGTTTGCTCTTTGTTTGTACTAAAGCTTCCGTTAATCCTGCGATTAATTTTTCTTGAGGTGGGGATGGGGTTCTATCAAAGCTGATATTATGGTTTCTTAAAGCATCTAAAACAGAAGAGAATTTTGATAGGTCCCCACGGGATAGCATGTATGCTATTCTTTGATTTTCATAATCATTGCTAAGTTGCATGTAGTATTTGGTGAAAATAACAAATATGCGAGTAACATACCCTATAAATAGAAGGACAGAAAAGCTAATTAATATAGAGGCAATTGAATCGGCGATTTTTTCTGACTTATCTTTTTTGAAATAAATTAGGTCGCCTGGCTGTAGTCTGGTTCTTTCGTTATTGGCGTTATTGGCATCATTGATGTCAGTGTTTTTATCATTTTGGCTTTTCGATTTAGTATTTGTTAACCTCTCCATTGCTTTTGTATAGCTATTTAGAATGGTAGTTGCTTGGTAGAGTTCATTGTTACCATCAATCATGCTTGATATAAAATTTGATATTGGATTGTTGCTTTTTGATTTTATTGCAAAAATCCCGGTTAATACTAGTGCAGTCGCAAATAAAAGAATGTATATAAAAGTAATTGTTATTAGCCTTGTGCTTTTACTTCTTGTATTAAGCTCTTCTAATGTTTCTAAATAAATTTTTTGCTCATCGTCCATTTCTGTATCTCTTGCAGTGTCGGAAGTATTGTACTGTTATTCACACAATCTACCTGAACTATCTAAAAAGTCGACTCTTAGTCATCCTGATTGGATGAATGCTCAATTAACCGAAATCATGCGCCTTATCACCAATCTGATCCGCACTGGCATTGTGACCGAAGTGGACCGGGACGGCTGGCTGTGCCGGGTGAAAACAGGCGACCTCGAAACCAACTGGATTAACTGGCTTACCTACCGTGCCGGTAAATCCCGCACCTGGTGGTGCCCGTCTCCAGGGGAGCAGGTGGTGCTGTTCAGCCTGGGCGGCAATCTGGAAACAGCCTTTGCGCTTCCGGCAATCTACTCCAACGCCTGCCCGCCGCCGTCAGACTCTGAAAGTGCGGACGTGATCGCATACGAGGATGGCGGCTGGTTCG